TGGTCAAGAATATTTGACTATGACATATTTACAAAAGGTTTAGAAGAAGTTAAAGCAATAGCAAGACAAGGTGGAAAGACTAGAGTTACCTTTTCATCTCAACGTAAGGGTTGGGAACGCAGAGCAAGGTTAATGGGTTTTAAACCTCAAACATGGGAATTTATACTTTAAGGAAAGCAATATGATTAATTTACACAATTGGCTACATAATTTAGTTGAGTCATTCACATTTTATGGTGGTGGTTCAGGCGGTGGCGGTGGCACTCAAACTACTAAAACAACTAATGAATTAGACCCTACTGTAAGACCATTTGTAGAGTATGGACTTAACGAAGCTAAAGGTCTTTATCAAACAGATACACCTACATACTTTCCTGGACAAACCTATGTAGGTCCATCAGAACAAACAACAACTGCATTACAAGCTGCTCAAAATAGAGCTATGGCAGGAAGCCCATTGTTATCTTCTGCCCAACAACAACAGCAAGATGTTATTAGTGGTAATTACTTATCCGCAGGTAATCCATACTTTACACAAGCTCTTGCAGCTCCCACTCAACAAGCTACTCAAGCATACAATGACGCTATTGCTAAAGCACAAGGCTCTTTATCTATGGCAGGTCGTTATGGCTCAGGCGTAGGTGCTGATATTCAAAACAGAGCTGCTGATACATTAGCTAATACTCTTGCGAATAAATATGGTGAACTTGCTTATAGTAATTATGCAGGTGAACGTACAGCTCAAAATGCTGCTGCGTTAAATGCTCCAGCTATGGCTCAAGCTGACTATGGTGATATTCAACAACTTTTAAATGTAGGAAAGAGTGCTGAAGATTATCAACAAACAGCATTACAAAGTGATATTGAAAGATTCAACTTTGAGCAAAATAAACCATACCAAAAACTTGCAGGCTATCTTGGTGCTGCTTATGGTGCTCCAATGGGAAATGTATCTACATCAACACAACAAAAATCAGGTGGCAAGATAGTATGTACCGCTATGAATGAGGCTTATGGTTTTGGTTCATTTAGACAAGCTATCTGGCTCAAACATTCAGCTTCTATGCCTAATGCTAAACAAATTGAAAAGGGTTATCACAGATTATGCCTTCCAATAGTAAACTTTGCGTTTAATGCAAAACAAACATGGACTCGCAAAATAGTACGCAAAATTGCAGAGCATATTGCTAGACACAGAACAGCAGATTTATGGAAAGAAATGCGTGGTAAACGTAGAGATACTCTAGGTCGTATCTATCGTGCAATTATAGAACCATTATGCTACATGGCAGGAAAGGTTTAACATGGCAGACCCAATAACTATCGGAGCTGGAGTTGGAGCTGGAGTTTCATTAATGCGTGGTGGAAGCCCAATTAAAGGTGCATTACTAGGTGCTGCGGGTGGTGCTACTTACGGTGGATTTACTGGAACAGGATTCATGGGCAGTTTATTAGGTAATGCAGCCCCAGCAGTTTTACCTGCGGGAGCAGCTCCTCTCACGAATGCAGCAGGGGAAATAGTTGGTCCATCATTATTAAGAAGCACAATAGAAGAAGGCGGAAAGACTGTTTTAACTAATGCTGGTGCTATTCCTCTTACCACTGCTGATAAAATAGGCAATTATGGAGCTGCTGCTTTAGAATCTATAAAAAGTAATCCATTATCTACTTTATCAGGTGTTAAAACTGCTAATGATTTAATTAATCCTGTAAAACCAGCAGAACCACCAGTAGTTATCCCTCCTATTTTAAAAGGAGCAGCACCTAAAATTTTACCAAACGCTGAAACTGCAACAGGACAGACGGGTTTAGAAACTAAATTAGCAATGTTAAATCCAAAGAGAAGAAGTTTATATGACATACCAATTGATTACAGTATAGGATAATATTATGGCATTTTATGACGATTTATTAAGTGGATTATCAGGCAGAAATATTTTTGGGGTTAGACCTACAGCTTACCCTGAAGGATTGCTAAATGAAGACCCAAAATTACAAGCAGCTAAAATAGCACAAGCAAATAAAGAATCTGTGCCTCTAGGTCTTTTAGGAACTGTTTTAGGCTATGCTATTCAACCAAGAGATCAAGGCATAGGACTAGGTGGAGTTGCTGCAAAAAGCTATATGACAGGTATGGAATTTGCTAATAAACCTTATGAAAATTTAACAAAAGAAGCTCTTGCAAACTTAGAAATTAATAAAGCACAACCTAACGACTATCGAGAATATAGACTTGCTCAAAAAGATAAAGTTGAACCATTTACAGGTAGCTTTATTGATTATCAAACAAAAATGGCTAATGCTAGAAGACCTGTTACTAATGTTAGTGCTGTTGCAAATTCAACCAATAAAGACTTTGCTTCTGGCATTGAAAAAAGCTTTGTTGATACTTATGGCAAAGGAAATGAAGGCAGAAAAACAAAAGGCACTGTTTTACAAATGAGGACACTTCTTAATTCAGGTGATGTTAGAACTGGGTTTGGTTCTGACGCTGCTTTAAGTTTAAGTAGAATTGGACAGGCGTTTAACCCTAATTTTGATTTAAGTAGAACTGCTGCAACTGAACAATATGATTCTTTTTCAACTAAAATTGTATTGCCACAAGTTAAACAACTTGGTGTAAATCCAACTAATACGGATTTAGAGTTTATTGTTAGAGGGTCTGCAGGAATAAGTAAATCTAAACTAGGTAATGAAGCATTACTAGATGCTCTTGAACTTGGAGCTGATCGTGATATAGCAGTAAGTAATTTTACAAATCAATGGCATATAAATAATGCTGATTTAGTTGAGAAAAAAGGTGTATTAGCTAGTGCTAAATATCAACAAGCTTTAGGTGTATTTACTACTCAATTACAAAAAGACCAAGCGGGTAGAGTTGCAGAAATTCAAAATAAATATAATCAAGCTCTCAAACCAGAAGGAACTTTATCCACAAATAGACCAATATTTAACAATAACCGCTTTCTTAAACCTAAACCTCAATAAGAGTAAATTATAATGGCTAATGAATATATACCAATGGCACCTGAAATAGTTGTTACTCCTAATGATAATCAAAAAATTGTTAAGGATATGTTTGATGAATTATCTGCTGGTAGAGATCAAGACCTTTTAAACGAGGATGGAATAAAGCTATTAAACGCTATAGAAAATGGCACTATCACTCCTAATGGAGTTGGTTCTTTTCTAAAAGGAGCAACATTAAATTGGGGTGATGAAATAACAGGGTTATTAAATTCAGCTTTTAATACAAATGTTAAAACAGTATCTACAGGAATTAAAGAAAGAACAGGTATTGATGTTTCACCTTCTGACGCTGGTGTAGCATTAGAAAGAATAAAACTTAAAGAATTTGAAGAGCAAAATCCTAAAACTGCAATAGGGCTAGAGCTTGCGGGAGGGGTTGGTCAAGGTGTTGCAACAGGCGGTGCTACAGCAGGATTAACTATTCCAAAACTAATAGGGCAAGGTGTCAAATATGGTGCTGTTGCTGGTGCAGGTGAAAGTGAAAGCACAGATTCAAGAATGTTAGCCAATACTGCTACTGGTGCTGGTGTTGGTGGATTTGCAAGTGGAGTTATGGGGTTTGCTGGAAATATTGTTAAAAAAACTGCAAAACCTGTGTGGTCTGCTATATTTGGCTCACAAGATGATGAGGCAAAAAAAGCCGCTAATGTAGTAATTAAAGAAGCTATAGAATCTGATGCAGGAAGTCTTGACGAAGCATTAAAAATTGTTTTATCTAAAGGTAATAAACCTTATGCTTTAGCAGATATAGGTGAAAATACTAGAGCATATTTAGATGCCGCATTTATGATTCCATCACCCTCTAAACAAGCAGCAAAATTATTTTTAGAAAAAAGAACAAAAGGGATGCCTGTTAGAATAACATCAGATATTAAAGAAGCGTTTGGAAATAAAGGTGCATTTTTTGATGAATTTAATTCTTTAAAAGTAGCTAGATCGGAAAATGGTAAAAAATATTATGAAAGAGCATTTCAAATAAAAATTCCTGTAACTACAGAATTAACAACCTTACTTAAAAGACCTAGTATTCAACAAGCATATGATCGTGGAATTGCAATAGCAGAAGAAAAAAGCATTAAATTACCTAAAGTAAATATTGATAAATTAGGCAATCTTGTTGATTTTAAAGGCAAGAAAATTGAAGAGATAGATACAGAATTTATGCAATATATTAAATTAGGATTAGATGATAAGATTTTTACAGGAAAATCACCAGCAACTGGTATAGGTGCTACAGAACTAAATGCTATGAAAGATACTCGTTACGCATTTTTAAATTATGTTGATCGTTATAATAAACCATATAAAACTGCTAGAGATTATTATATAGGCGATAGTGCTGCTATGGATGCTATGCAAATGGGTAGAAATATATTTAAAAAAGAATACACCGATAATATTGAATTATTAGCTAATGAAGTTAAAAGAATGTCTAATTCTGAAAAGGAAGCATTTAGAACAGGGATTATGTCTACAGTTATGAATGCTATAGGTGGCGAGGCTACTGAAGATGCAGAAGTTGCAGCAACTAGAAATATAGCAAGAAAATTTTTAACTGATACTAAAAAACTTCGTGTTTTAAAAGAAACATTTCCTTCTGAAGAAAAATTTAAAACTTTTATTGGCAAATTTAGAACTGAAATGGAAATGCAAGATACATCATCAAGAGTTCTAGGTGGTTCGGCTACAGCAGGAAGGCAAACCGCAAGAGATACTTTATTTAATACAATACAAGAAATAAATCCTGATTTTAATATAGGAACTATGATTATGAATGTATTAAAAACTGATATGAAAGACCTTAATGAGCAACAAAAGAAACAAATAGCTATGCAAGTTATAGATAAACTCGCTAATTCTAATAAAGCTGAAATTGCTAAATACATTAAACTTTTACAAGGTAAAGATGCAGGCTCAGTTATTAAACAAATACTTTCTACTACAGGAAAAGTAATAACTCAACCAATAACTAACCGAGCAGTCATAGGACAGCAAGGTGCAGATTTATCTACACAGCTTATTAATAATACATTTCCACCTGAAAGCCCATATGAACAACAAAGAAAAGACCTTAATTTTGGTGGACTTCTTAGACAATAGAAAGCAAATACAATGAGTGAAATAGACCCATTTGAATACGGTAAATTAACCGCACAAGTCCAATCTCTACAAGATAAGGTAGATAGTATGGAAACAGATATAAAGTTGCTTCTAGAGCTTGCAAACAAGTCTAAAGGTGGTTTCTGGGCAGGAATGGCAATCGCTTCTGCTATCGGTGGCTTTATAACATTTATTGCTAATCATTGGATGGGAAAATGACATTCATTACAGAGAACAATATTGCCAATTTATATACGGCACTAATTGAATTTCCTGTTTTTGAAGAGTATAAACTTCCTCCTGCATCTAAAGTAGACTTCGTAATTGTGCATGATGAAAGTATGTGTGGACAATACGAACCACCACAATCAGGTGATCCTCATATCATTACCATTAGCACAGCACGTCATACTCATTTGTATCCAGTCTTAATGACCCTTGCACATGAAATAATCCATATGTGCGTATATTTAGAATCACCCAAGACTGATAGATACACTAGCCATAAAGGTTTATTCTTAAAACTACAAAAGCGTGTAGCCAATCATCTTGGCTTTGACCCGAAGGAGCTTTAATGTTTAATTTAATTAGTTTAATCTTACCTGCTTTAGTCCCAGCATTTGCTGACGGAGCTAGAGGTCTTATAGCAAAGTTTACAGGTGGTGCAGGCGGACAACCACAGAATATCACAGAACGCATAGAGCTTATGAAAGCAGAAGCAGAAAAGCTACAGGCTTTAGCTGCATTAGATAATCCTACTGGTGAACCTTCTAAATGGATAGTAGACCTTCGTGCTTCATTTAGATACATCATTATTAGTGCTATCATGGTGTTTACCGCTATAGTGGTATTCAACCCTGATGTTGTAGGTGCTGCTGTAGTCGCAGTATTCTTAGATATGACTGGTGCTTGTATGTCATTTGTGATTGGCGAAAGAATGTACTTGACACTTAAAAAATGATTATATTAAATTTAATGAATTTTATTGGATTGTCTTTGCTTAAATTAATTGTTGTTGGTTTATTATTTGCAGCTATGGGTTTTTCGTTATTCTTTATGATTATTATGGAATACCTTACTAAAGCACTCAACTATATAAATGCAGATTAAATTAAAAAGATATGAATTTAATGATGCCTATACTATAGGTAAAATGTATATCAACAATGTTTATTTTTGTTACACTCTCGAGGATGTAGTTAGAAAAGGAGCTAAAGTCAATGGAAAAACAGCTATTCCTGCTGGAACTTACGATGTTATTATTGATGATTCTGTTCGTTTTGGCAAACCAATGCCACATATTCTTAATGTACCTAACTTTACAGGTGTAAGAATACACGCTGGCAATACCTCTAAAGACACAGATGGATGTATCTTATTAGGTCATACCTATGCAGGTAAAGACTTTATAGGTAATTCTAAACTAGCATATAATGTATTTTTTAATAAACTTAAAGAAGATAAAACTGCATCTATTACCATTTCATAGTATATGATGAGTCATTATGAAAATATTACTTATTGATATAGAGGTTGCACCAAATACTGCTCATGTATGGGGTATCTTTGACCAAAATATTTCTATCAATCAGTTACTAGAATCATCTTACACTCTCTGCTATGCAGCCAAGTGGTATGGCGAGTCTAAAATTATGTTTGACTCTATCCAAAAATCTGGCAAACAAAAAATGCTAGACTCTGTGCATAAACTTCTTGATGAAGCTGACGCTATAGTCCACTACAATGGTTCTAGGTTTGACATTCCTATTCTACACAAAGAATTCTTATTAGCGGGTATGAACCCACCAGCACCTTCTAAACAGATAGATTTACTTCAAGTAGCTCGTAGGCAGTTTAGGTTTGTATCTAACAAACTAGATTATGTATCACAGGCTTTAGGATTAGGTGCTAAAACACCACATGAAGGTCATACCTTATGGTTAAAATGTATGAATGATGACCGTAAAGCATGGAAAATTATGGAAGAATACAATAAGAATGATGTTATTCTTTTAGAGAAAGTATATAACCGCTTTAAAGGATGGATAAAGTCACATCCTAATCACAATGCTTATTCTAAAAGCATGGTATGTCCAAGTTGCAATTCTGTTAAATTACATAAGCGTGGGTTTGCAATTACAGCTACACGACAATATCAACGATACCAATGTTCGGAGTGTGGGTCATGGAGCAAGTCTGTGAAATCAGAAAAAAATTACAACGAGTCAGTCACAAGCATATAAAGGTATTTATGACCATTCAAGAATTATGTCAGCATATTGTAGGTAAAAGTATCTTATCTTGTGAAACTTATACAGGTGAAGATATTTTAATCCTAGAGTTAGATGATGGAAGTCATATTGAAATTAGTGGTGATAGTTTAGATGTTTATGCAGAAGTAATACTTTTTGACTCTTAATCTTCACTTTCTTGTTTTTCTAAAATAGCAGCAGTTTCTTTAGGCACTCCATCAACAAGATATATTTCTAATGCGTTATCTATCTCAAATTTATCTTTAAGTACCCTATCTATAACTAATTGGCAGTAGCCTTGTATGTCTACCCATGAATCAAGATAGTTAGGATCACCATTTACAATCCTACCCATTTTAGTAGCAATCATTTCTAAAGCTTCACGTTGGTCAGCTTTTAATAGTCTATAAGACTCACCTAGACGAATTAAGTTTTTAAAGTCTTGAGATATTTTAGACCTATTTAAAAAGTCGCCATATTGCATTTGCCTTTCATTTAATATTTTATCAATATCCACAACTATCCCCTTATAAAAAATAAATCAATTAATATGTAACATCCATAAGCAAGCCAACCCATACTGCCAATAATTAACAACCATACTATAACATCTACTATTTTTTCTAGCAAACTCATTTATTTTAAAAACTACCTTTAATGTATTTTAAAACTCCGTAATTATACCCACGCATCGTGCAATCTATTAAAGTATAGTCAAGTAACAATTCGTCTATGCGTCTACGATTGTATGCACTATGAAACTCTATTAAAAATATAACAGGAAAATGCACTAGGTTTTCTAGTATTTCAATCTCTGCACCTTCTGTATCTATCTTCATAATATCGCATGGTGGCAAATTTTTGGCACTTATAACCTTAACCAACTCACCCTCTTTAGCCTGCTCAGCACCTTCAAACATACTGGCTTCACCACAATTATTTAATCCATAATACATCTGACGTTCACCATCATCCTTGCCTATAGCAAAGTTTCTAATAGCTATATCTGTGCCTGCTGTATTTTGTCTTAACAGGTTATAGTTTTCTTTTATAGGCTCATAGCAATCTATCTTTGGCTTATCAAAGTACTCATGTGCCCAGAC